GAAGTTGCTCAAAGAGCTGAAGAAAAAATGAGAATACTTGGACCAACTTTAGGAAGGCTTCAAGTAGAATTATTAAATCCTACAATTATTAGAGTATTTAATATTATGCTTAGAAATAATTTATTTAAACCAGCTCCAGAAATATTAACAAATCAAGAAATTGATATTGAATATGTTTCACCAGCTGCACTAGCTCAAAAATCTCAAGAATTAAGTTCTATTATTAGAGGTTTGGAAATATTTGGTTCAATTAGTCAAGTAGCTCCAGTTACAGATTATCTGGATCCTAGAGGTCTAGTTAAAGAGATTATAAAAATTCTTGGAATACCAGCTAAAGTTATTAGATCAGATGCTGAAGTTCAGCAAATTACAGAAGAAAAACAAGCAGCTCAACAACAACAAATGGAAATGATGAATGCAGTGCAAGAAAGCCAAGTGGCTAAAAATGTTGCACCAGCAGTACAAGCATTAGATGAAGCCAACAGACAGCAATAAAGCTTTAATTAGCTTAATAAAAAATTACAAAATTGTTTTCAATTCCGATGATGGAAAAAAAGTAATCGAGGATTTAGAAAAACGATGTCATGAGTTTGTGACTACTCATGCCAAAGACAATAGCCACGAAACAGCTTTTTTAGAAGGTCAACGCAGTGTGTTGATTTTTATAAAAAGCATGATCAATAAAAAACTAGAGGAGTAATCTTATGGATCAGACAACTGAAGCGGTTGCTACAGAACAGCAACCAGTTCAACCTGATGTGCAGACAACTACAACACTTGCATCGGATATAACAGAACAACCAAAGGAAATTGATTTTAAAACATTAATTCCTGAGGATTATAAAGAAGAAAAATCTTTACAGAATTTTTCCAATATGGATGATTTTGTAAAGTCTTATCTACACTCACAAAAGTTAGTAGGTAGTGAAAAAATAAATGTTCCTAATAAATATTCTACAGATGAAGATTGGAAAGACGTATATAAAAAATTAGGAACACCAGAAAATGCAGATGGTTATAAATATGATTTGCCTGAAGATCATCGAATTGAAGATGATGTTTTAAAGAACTTTAGTAATGAAGCAGTTAAACTTGGTTTATTGCCTCATCAAGCTCAAGGCATAATGAAATATTATAACGATGTTATTAATAAAGGTGTGGATGACCAAACAGCTCATATGAAAGTTTCTCAAGAAGAATCTACAAAAGAGTTGAGAAAAGAATATGGTGCTACCTTTGATAGACAAATACAATCTGCAAAAAACTTAGCTCATGCTACACTTGGAAAAGAATTTGTTACAGATACTCTTTTACAAGATGGATCACGTTTAGGAGATAATCCAACGGTGATTAAAGCATTTGTTGGTTTAGCAAATAAATTATCTGAAGATGTTATGGTAAAAGGAGACAGTGTTCCTTTCTTAACGGTTCCAGAAATTAATAAACAAATTGCATCTTTACAACAAGAAGGTTCAGCGTACTGGGATAAAAGACATCCAGGTCATGCTGAAGCTGTTGAAGAAGTAGCAGCATTAATTCGTAAAAAGAATAACGAAGAAAATGTTGAATAGAATTTGTCTAAGCAATTAGATAAATAAAATACAAAGACAATCGTAAGACCTTTGTTGACATTAGGAAAGACTAGCATCGAGTAGATGTAAATTACAGGAAGATCCTTCAAGGATAATCAACCGAAACTTTTAACAACAACTAACCATAAGGAGAATGTAATATGTCAACACAAATTACAACTTCATTTGTTGAACAGTATTCGGCTAACGTGTCTTTACTGTCACAACAAACAAGTTCTAAGCTACGATCAGCTGTAGATGTGGAATCGGTTAGAGGAAAATCAGCCTTCTTCGATCAAATCGGAGTAACTGCGGCTCAATTAAGAACTAGCAGACATGGCTCAACACCTCAAATCGATACACCTCATAGTAGGCGGAAAGTTAGTTTGGATACTTTTGAGTGGGGAGACTTAGTGGACGATTCCGATAAGGTTCGTATGCTAATAGATCCTACCAGTACGTATAGTAGAGCAGCAGCAGCAGCTATGAATAGATCAATTGATGACACTATCATAACTGCAATGAACGCTTCTGCAAATACTGGCGTATCTGGTGGCGACTCAACTCCTCTACCAAGCAGTCAAAAGACAGCAACTTCAGACCAATCAGACGGTTTGACGATTGATAAATTGCGATCTGCTAAGTACATCCTGGATTCAAACGATATTGATCCTTCTTTGAAGAGATTTATTGTTTGTGGTCCAAAACAAATACAAGATTTGCTAGAAGTTACAGAAGTTACTTCAAGCGACTATGCAGTTGTCAAAGCATTAGCAACTGGAACTATAAATAGTTTTCTTGGGTTTGAATTTATAATGTCAACACGTCTTAACAAAGACGCTACATACACTACCGATCGTTTAGTTTTCGCATTTACAGAAGATGCAGTCAAACTAGCTATCGGCAAGGATGTGACTGCTAAAATTTCAGAACGAGCAGATAAATCTTATTCAACGCAAGTTTATTATGCGATGGATATAGGTGCTACTCGTATGGAAGAAGAAAAAGTAGTTCAGATTCCTTGTAACGAATAATAGGAGATAAATAATATGGGTACTACTAAAGGTGTCGAAATCACTAGATTAGACACAACACCAAGAACACTCCTAGAAAAAGGCTCTGTTGGAACCGTAAAAGTATTTATGGATACAATTGCTGCTGGAACAGGCGATATAGATGATAACGATATTATCTTACTTGCTGAAGTTCCTAGTAACGCAAAAATCCTAAGTATTAAACTATTCAATGACGCATTGGATGGTGGTTCAAACTTAGCTACTGACGTTGGAGTGTATAACGGACCAATCAAAACTTCTTCTTACGCTGCGAATGCAGTTATTGATAGAGATTGCTATGCTACGGCATCAGCAGTTCTTCAAGCAGCTGTGTTAACAGGTACTGAAGTTGCTTTTGAAGTTAGAAACGTAAATGCTATTTCAAATTTCGTTTGGGAAGATGCTGGTTTATCCAGCGATCCAGGCGTTCCTTTGAGAATTGCGCTAACTATCGAAACAGTAGCGAGTTCTGCTGCTGCTGGAGATATAACAGTGCAAGTGACATACGTTCACTAATCATTGAAAAAAAATTAGGAGGCGGCAGAGCGAGAGTGAAACCGCCTCTTGATGCAAAAAGAATTTAATGAAATATGTAATTATACTTTATCTTTGCTCATTCGTTAATGTGCAACCAACTTGCTATTCAGAAAAGGTAGTAGCTTTAGAATTTGATAATTACTATGACTGTATTCTTCAAGGATACAAACAATCGTACAATCATTTAGCAAGTTTAGATAAAGATAAAATTATTGAACAAAAATTAGCAATAAGATTTCAATGTAAAGAAATTAAAATGGAGACAACATAATATGGCATCAGTCGTGAACATTTGTAACAGTGCCTTGAACCTAATTGGTGCTTCAACAATCTCAGCATTAACAGAAGATACAAAGAATGCGAGGTTATGTAACCAAAGATATGAGCCAGTTAGAAATAGAGTTTTTAGAGGTCATAACTGGAACTGCTTAATTAAAAGAGTTGAATTAGCTCAAAATAGTACAGCTCCAGTAATGGAATTTTCTTATGCCTACGCTTTGCCGAGTGATTTTCTTCGAGTGATGAAAATTCATAATGGAACTACAGATAGTATAGCTTCCGATTTAGAATATAAGGTCGAAGGAAAAAATATAGTAACCAATCAGACAACTGTGTATCTCGTTTATGTTGCTTTAGATACCGATCCTAATAATTATGATGCTTATTTAAGAGAGGCAATCAGCCACCAGTTAGCAGCAGATTTAGCATATCCAATAACAAACAATGCTACGTTAGCAAATAATTATCTAACTAGAGCTGATGAAAGATTAAGAGAAGCAAGATTTATAGATGCTACAGAAAATAGCTTAGATACAGTTGAGGCTAACGAATTTACTGATGCTAGATTGTAATGACACTAACAGCATTTGATCCAGGAGTAATTGGAAATTATAGAGAAAGAAAATATTTATTACATTTTCAATGGAACGATAGAACAGGAAAAATCTGTCGTTACGCATTAGTAGAAACATTTAATTCAAACGAAATACATCATAGAACCAAAGAAAAAAAAGACGAAGTAGGTTTAACTCAAAAGGAAATTTGGAAAAAGAAATATGCCAAGAACGACATTAGCATTAAGTAGTTTTGTATCAGGAGAATTTTCTGCAAAGTTAGATGGTAGAACAGATTTTGAAAAATATTCTTCAGGATGTAAAACAATGGAAAATATGTTGGTTCACCCGCAAGGAGCTTCTACAAGGAGACCTGGCACTCAATTTATTTCTGAAGTTAAAGATAGTTCAGCTAAAAGTAGATTAATACCTTTTGAATTTTCAACAACTCAAACTTATATGCTGGAGTTTGGAAATTTATATATAAGATTTTTTAAAGATAAAGGACAGATAACCGAAAGCAATGTAACTATATCAGGATTAACAGCAGCAAATCCTGGAGTTGTTACAGCCACTTCTCATGGTTATTCCGATGGTGATTTTGTAATTATAACTAGCGTAGTAGGAATGACGCAAGTTAATACTAAAACTTTTAAAGTTGCAAACAAAACTACAAATACTTTTGAATTAAATGATGTTGATGGAAATAATGTTGATACATCTGGTTACACTGCTTATTCTTCTGGAGGAGTTGCTAATAAAATTTATCAAATAACAACCAGCTATACGACAGCTCAATTACCAGATTTAAAATTTGCACAATCAGCAGATGTTTTATACATCACTCATAGTTCTCACGAAGTTTCAAAATTATCAAGAACAGGACATACAAGTTGGACATTATCAGAAGTAGATTTTGCAGAAACTGGACCTTATTTATCTACTAATACTACAGCAACAACACTCACTCCAGCCTCTTCAGGAACTGGAGCTGGTGTCAATATTACAGCATCTGCAACTACAGGAATTAATAGCGGTGATGGTTTTCAAACTACAGACGTAGGCAGAATATTAAAATTTAATAGTGGTGAAGCAAAAATAACAGCTCGAACCAATACAACAGTTGTAGTAGTAACAATTACAAAAGCTTTTACTAATACGGATGCTACAGCAGCTTTTAATCTTGGAGCTTTTTCAGACACAACTGGACATCCTTCTTGCGTATCTTTCTTTGAACAACGCCTGGTATTCGCTGGCACAACTGACGAACCGCAAACATTATATTTTTCTAAATCTGGTGATTATGAAAATATGACTGCTGGTACAGATGCAGATTCCGCCATGATCTATACAATTGCTTCAAATCAAGTAAACGCAATTAGATATTTAAAGGCTGTCCGAACTTTAATAGTTGGAACCTCTGGTGGTGAATGGACAGTTAGTGCTGATGGAACTGATGCCGCTGTTACTCCCAGCAACGTCACAATTAAAAAACAATCTTCCTATGGAAGTTCAACTGTTGATGCTGTTCCAGCTGGAAATGCTACTTTGTTTTTACAAAGAGCAAAAAGAAAAATTAGAGAATTAGCTTATGACTTTGATGTTGATGGTTATACAGCACCTGACCTCACAATATTAAATGAAACTGTTACAGATAGTGGAATTAATGAAATGTCGTATCAACAATCACCAGATAGTAATTTATGGTGCGTTAGAGACGATGGAGTTCTAGCTTGCTTAACTTATCAACGATCAGACAATGTTGTTGCATGGTCAAGACATAAAGTTGGAGGCATTGGACAAGAATGCACAATTACAGTATCTGATTATGCAAATATTGCTACTGGAACAAAATTAACATTTACAAAATCAGATGGCGAAGAAGTTACTTTTACTTCTACAACAGGAACTGCTGGAACAGATGAATTTAAAACTGAAACTAATAATAATACAACAGCAGATAATATTTATACTGCTATTAATAATAATTCCAATTTTACAGTTGCTAATCCAGCAGCAGCAATAATAACAGTACGAGAAAGTTCGCATGAAGCTACAGGATTTTTAAGTGTAAAAAGTTTTGATACAGATAGACTTACAGTTCAAAGTGAGAGTTTTCCAATTGTTGAAAGTGTAGCTTCTATTTCAGGAACTTTAAATGAAGATGAACTTTGGGTAATTGTTAAAAGAATTATTAATGGATCTACAAGAAGATATGTAGAAGTTTTTTCAGTTTTTGATTTTGACGAAACTACAGCAACAGATTTTCATTTTGTAGATAGTGGATTAAGTTATGATGGAACTGCTACAACATCCATTACAGGATTAGATCACCTTGAAGGTCAAACCGTTCAAATATTAGCAGATGGTTCAACTCATGCTGATAAAATAGTTTCAAGTGGAGCTATTACTTTAGATAGAAGTTCTAAAAAAGTTAGAGTTGGATTAGGTTATAATTCCATTCTTCAAACAATGAGAATTGAAGGTGGATCTGCGGAAGGAACAGGACAAGGAAAAGTAAAAAGAATTTCAAAAGTTGTATTAAGATTATTTAATACCGTAGGTGTAAAATGTGGACCAAGTTTAACAAATCTTGAAACCGTATCATTTAGAACAACATCAAGTGATATGGATAATCCAGTTTCAACATTATTAGCTGGAGATAAAACAGTTGAATTTACCGATGATTATAATTCAGATGGATTTATATTTGTAAAACAAGATCAACCTTTGCCTATGTCATTATTAGCTTTATATCCAACTTTTGTAATATCGGATGGTTAGTAAATTAAAGCCTTTTAAGAGGTCTGATGTAGACAAAATCGTAAGCTATGGAATGAACCATAAGCTTATGGAAATAGACGCTGGTTATGCGGATAACAGAATATGTAATTATTCAACACCTGGCAATGCTTTCACTATGTTTATGGATGATAAACCAGTTTTTGCAATTGGTCTTGTTGTTTTATGGAAAGGTGTAGCTGAAGGCTGGGTAATAGCATCACAAAATATTTTTGAAATGAAATTTTTAGCAGCCAAAAGTATGAAGATAATTACAGAAGAATTGTGCAAAAAAAATAAAATTAAAAGATTACAAACATCCGTTAAATCCGAATTTAAACAAGGAGTAAGATTTGCTACTTGGTTAGGTATGGAAGTTGAAGGATTAAAAAAGAATTATGGACCAGATGGTTCAGACTATTATCAATTAGCGAGGATTTTTAAATAATGTCATTTATAGGAAGTATTTTTGGTGGATATGCAGCAAGACAAGTAGGAAGATATAATAGAGATTTATATAATCAAGAAGCTCGTATTATAAAAAGAAATGCTGATATAAAAAAAAAAACTTTTATTAACATTGATAAACCAAGAATTGTTGCACAACATCAAAGAGACCAATCTAATATGTTGGTTAGTTTTCTTACAAGTGGAGTAGATGTAGATAGAATAGGCGGAAGTCCATTTCTTGTTATGCTGGATCAAGCAACTGAAAATGCTTTTGATTTAGAAATAGCAGAGTTTAATTCAACTGTTGCTTATCAAAATGAAATTAATCGTTCTTTGTTAACTCAAGCTAGAGGAAGAGGTGAAGAATTTAAAGGTGAGTTAGCTTATAGAACAGGAATGGCTAAAGCTATCGGTCAAATGGCTGGAAATTATCAATCAACTGGGAGTTTATTGGGATAATGGCTAATATTAAAATTCAAAGATCAGGAAGAAGAGTAGCACCATTTGAAAGTACACAAGTTTCAGCTGCTGCTTTACCAGTGTTTCAAATCGGAGCAATGGTTGAAAAAGGAATTACTGAACTTTTTAAACCTATTGAGGATGCAAAAAAGAAAACTAAAAAAACTCAAGACACAAACGATGCTAGAGCTTTATTACTTGAAACTAATAAACTAATTGTACTTGAGGCTGATAAACATAAAAACAGTTCAAATGTTGCAGATGTAGAAACTTTTTTTGAAAATACTAAATTATCTAAATTTGAAGAATTATTAAAGCCATATAATAAAGAAGTTAAAAATTTATTTGCAACAGAATTATACAAAACAACTAATAATACAGGAATGAAGTTGTTTGCAAATGTTCTTAAAAATCATGGTGAATTAACACAAGATAATAAAAAAAAAGATTTATTTAATCTTAATTTAATGGAAGCTTCTAACAATCCAGAAAAAAGATATAAAGCTGCAATTCTTAAAGAAGAATATTTTAGCAATTCAAATAACTTAAATATATTTGGAGCTGTTGAGTTAAATAAAATGAAAGAAGCAAGTGTTATTGAAACTAAATTAATGCAATATCAATTTAGAACTAAAAATAATCCAATGGACATTATACTTCTTGGAGAGAAACATATTGCAAATGATTTAGCAAATGAAGAGTTAGCAAAGCAAGTTATTGACAATGCTAAAAACACTTTAATTTCAAAATCAATACAAGAAGATAAAATTAACGAATTAAATTTTAAAGCAGATACAGATCAAAAATTAAGTAACTTTACTTATATTTTAACAAAATTAAATGCTGACGATATTGAAATTACCTTAGATAATATAAATGATTTATATAAAAAGGATCAATTAAACTCAGCTCAAAGAGACGCACTTTATGATTTATTTGCTAATCCAACTAAATTAAGCGATCAAAATGTTATCGATATGGTTGAAGGATTAATGATGATTGCTGAAACCGTTGAAGATATAGATGAGTTACAAAGACAAGTTTTATCTGATCCAGAATATGTAGCTAGTTTAGGTTTAACTGAATTTTCTAAATATAATTCTATCTTTGAAAAATATCAAAAAAATTTACCAGCTTTTAAAGAATATCAAAAAAATAAAAAATTATTAGAAGCTGATCTTGGCAAGGTAACAAATAGTATAACTTTTGTTCAAAGTTTGAAAGGTGGAAGTAATGTTAAACCAAATGAAAAATTAAGAATTAATGCTGTGGATTATTATGATAAATTAATAATAGATGGAGCAACTCCAGCTGATGCTTATATACAAACTACAGAAGCTTTTTTAAGAGGCAATAATATTCCAGTAGTTCAAAACTTTACAAATATTTCATCAATAACTTTAAACAAACCAACTGAAGATGAGAAAAAAAATCCGTCTTTATATATAGAGAATAAAACTAAAGAACTTACTCAATTATATAAAAATGGCTCTATAGATATAAAGACATTTTCAAATGATCTATCTGCTCTTGATAGTATTGATAATTTAATAAATTTAAGAATGGAATTAAACGAAGATCCTTTTGGTTTTGAAACTAAGGTTAAAATTAAAAAACCAATCATACCTAAGAATGAATAGGAAATAAATATGGAAGAAGAAAATTTTAATTGGCTAGATTCATGGATGGTGGCATCAGAAGGTAAAGATATTAAAAATAGTAAAGAGTTTAAAATATTAAATCAAAATAATATTGATACTTACGAATTAACAAAGCATGAGAAAGACAAAGATGCTGGTGAAATTCAACTTAATTATAAAGACGAAAAAGAAAAAGAAATGGATGGCAGAAGTTTTGCTGAAGGAGCTTTTGCTCTTTTGCGTGATATGCCTGAAGAAACAGTTAAATCTTTAATGTTAGCTTTTCTTAATGGAACAGATGTTGCAGCAAATGTAGTTGGTGTTGTTTTTAATGCTATGACCAATGTAGATCCAGCTATGCAAGCAGCCTTTAATAATGGTGATGGTAAAAAATTCAAAACTTTATTAAATAAAAACATTCAAGATTTTTCAAAATATTTAGATGATCAAAAACAACAAGTACATGATATTGGAGAAGGATCTGGAGAAAATAGCAAAATAGCAAAAATGATTTCCTGGATTGTTCAAGATACTCCTTATGGTTTAGCAATTCATAAAAAATTGAAAAGTTTTGGTATTCCAGGCTATGTTTCTTTACCAGTTGCTTACGGAATAGCTCAATCTATTGCCTTTAGTGATGATGCTTCATTATTTTTAAACAGTGAGCAAGTTCAAGAATTTAAAAAAATGATAAAAGTATTACCTAATACTTCAGAAGAGAAATTATATAATACTACTTATAGAATGCTTGAAGGAACAGGTTTAATGTTTTTATTTCCTGCGGTATGGAAAGGTTTAAAGTTTGCTAAAAGTACAGTTCCTAAATATATGGCAGATCAACAATTACAAGTAGCACTTGGTGGAGGTGCTATTACTGGATCTCTTGTTCATGGTGAAGTTACTAAAGCTGAAGGAGAAGAAAATGTTAAGGCAATAATACAAAAAATGAAAGAAGCCTCTGATCATCCAAACGAATTTCCATCTACCGATTCAGATTTTTCTGCTTTATCAGAGCTATCATCTGATCCAGAAAATTTTCCATCTACGGATTACGACTTTGAAGTTATTTTAGGACAAACAGATAATAAAATTCCAGCTTTAGAAATTATAGATGAAGATAAAGAACCAATAACAGATGCAGAAATAGATGAGGCTTATGGCAAAGGTTCTGTTGAAAAAGAATTTGAAAGATTAAAAAATACAGAGGAAAAAAAAACTCTAAATTTTGACGATCAAAGTTCCAATAAAACAATGATGGAAGAGTTCTATGCATTGGATAAAACACAGTTACAAAAAATTTCAGACGCAACTGGCTATCCTGTAGATGAACTTCAATCAGCTGGAGCTACTAAAATACTATCAGATCCAGATGTTTTAAAAATGTTAGCAACGAAGGCTGGTGAGGTCCTTCCTTCATTAAAAAAGTTTACAGTTAGTGGTTTTAAAAAAAAGACCGAAGTTAATTTTAATAAACTAGCAGAGGAAGGAAAAATTGGTAAAGACTGGTATAAAAGAAGTGGTGATAGTATTTTAAAATATGTAGGTGGTGATACAAAAGCAGCAGATCAGTTTGCTCAGTTGCTTGCAATTTATTCTCCACAAAAACCAATACCAACTAATACACAGTTTGCAATTAAAGCCTGGAATAGATTTAAATCAGGTGAAAAGATTTGGGATGGAGAAATATTAGAAAAAGCTAAACTTCCAGAAAATTTAAATATTACTCAAACTAATAATTTTAAAAAAGATTTACTTGCAAAATATGGTGGAGCTAAAAAAGTTAAAGGTGAAAAGTCAACAGGATTAGAATTAGTTGACTTAGGTGATGGAAACTTAATGGTGGTTCGTCATGGTAATTATTCAAACATTGCTGAGAAAACAAAAGATTTAAAGGCTCATCTATTATTGAATGAAAATGTTTCATGGAGTGGTCGTAAGACTAATAGTTTTTATGGCAACATCATGAAGGAAATTAATCCAGAATTAAAACAAGGAGCAACTATTGATCTCTGGATGAATAGAGCTGGTGGATTTGTTAGTCAAGAACTTAAAGATGGTCCAAAGTATAATTATATAGAGAGCATAGTTAATACCGTTGCCAAAAAAAAGAACTGGGATATTGATCAAGCACAGGCTGCTATTTGGGTTTCTACCAAAGGAAGATTTGATAAAACAAAAAGTATTTTTTCAGACAAAGCATTAAAACAAGGTATTGGAATTAGAAAAGGTGGATCTGTAGTTCCTGTAAAAGGAAAAGAAAGAGAGTTTGCTGATTTAAGATTTAATACAGCAATGAATTACAAAATTACATCTCAGGATATAGAAAAGGCAGCGTTAAATTTTGCAGACGCTTTAGAAGATAATTTAGCTTATGTTTCTTGGGAAACTCTTCCAGGAAAATTTAGTATACATTTAAACCAATTAGAAAAAGCAACATCACAAATTAAATCCGAGTACCATTTTAAAGTATCACAAATACTTACTGATGATACAGGCGCAGATATAATTGCTAAAAAAATAGGAATACTTTCACCAGGTCATTTTGAAGCTCCAGGATATTATAAAGGAGTTTCCAATCCTTCTGGTCAGACAAAAATAGCTACCACAAGAATTAAAGGTGCTGGAAAAGATGTAACAACAATGGATTTACCAAGCCAAGACTTGGTTGAAAAGTATGCAGCTATAAGAGGATTGGTTTTATCACAGGATGCTATTGGTTATCATAGGTTGATTATTGCAGCATCTAGAAAAAACGCTAACTCGGTAGCAATAAAATTTGATAAAGAATTTACGCCAAGTCAATTTAAAAAGTTTGGACAAATTTTAGATAAAGAATTTGGAGATGGTCATGCACTTATCTCTAAAGAAAAAGGTATATTAGTTTTAAATGTTGGAGATTTAGATAACATTGAGTTTCAAAAAAGACTCAAAAATCTAGCTGAAAACACTATTGAAACTAATGTTACTTTTATGTATTACAAGAATGGTAATCTAATAACAAAAGAGGCTACAGGCTATGGGAAAAGTTACAGAGATATTATTGAAGGATTTCAACGATCCGATATTCGACAGCTCTTACGAGATATACTCTCCAAAAAGAAAAATCTCGACAAAGAGTTCTCAAAAAAATACGGATTCGACTACGATGAAAAAGCCTTCAAAGAAATCGAAAGTTATATCCAAAGATAGTGAATAGTCTTAGATAATCATCTAAACAATACTATTTCAAACATTACAGAAAATAAGTAAATAAAGAGTATCTTCAAATACCTCTTTAAAAAAAATCAAGGAAACAATTAATGGTAAACCCAGCAAAAATAATAAAAACTATAGGATCAAAAGAAGCTAAAGAGATAGTTGAAGCAGCTGGTGAACTATTAAAAGTTAAAGATAAAAAGAAACTTAAAAAAGCTGAAGATTTACTAACTAAAGAAAAGAAAAAGATTAAAATTGATAAACAAGAAGTTAATGTTGTTAAGGATGATAAAACGACAACAGTTGTTGATGTAGATAAAAAAGCTTTTAAAGTTAAAAAACCAGAGGAAATAACTCAGCTTGAAGCTCAAGATATATTATTAAAATATAACGCTAACAAATTAACACCTAAAGTTTTATCAGATTTCAATATTAAGAATATGAAGTCTGAAAAAGATATTCTTAAATTTATAGAATTAATCTCTAAAAAATACTCAGGTGAAATTAAAGATAGAACTAGAGGTATTCACGAACACGCACAAACCAAAAGGCTATCAACTCTTATTGGCAAAGATGCAAAAAGTTTAACTAAAGTATTATTAAACCTTAGAAAAGGAGATACTTTAAATGCAGAATATATGTTGGCTGCTAGAGAATTATTAGGTGCTGGCATGGGTAGGCTTGATGAGTTGGCTGCTGTTTTAACAAAAAATGGTGGAGTTAATGCTACTGATGCACTGAGATTAGAATTTAGACAACACTTTGCTTTGATGTCTGAATTACAAAAAATTATAAAAGGTGTTCAAACTGAAACAGCAAGAACTTTACAATCATTTAGAATACCAATAAGGAATAAATCTTATACCAATATTAATGTTGATGATCTTAATAAATCAGATCTAGTTATCCAAATGGGAGGTAGTGATAGTATTGATAATCTTGCTACTTTATATTTACGATCTGGATCAGATCAAGCAAAATTAAAATTTACTCAAGATACTGGTGGATTTTTAAATCTAAAAAAAGTTTCAGATAGTATTGGTGAAATATTTATTAATGCTATTTTATCAGCTCCAGTAACACACATTAGAAATACTGCTGGAAACTGGGTAGCTCAAGGAATAATTGCTACAGAAAAAAAACTTGCTGCTAGAATAACTAACAATCCGTTGTTAAGAAAAACTTTAGGCTATGCGGAAGATCATGGAATTGCTGCTTATGAAGATGTTGCTAATGCTTACGGTATAACAATGGCAAATCAGGAAATGTTCACCGCACTAAGTAAAACCTTTAAGCAAGAAGGTGGCTTAATGAAGATTATAAAGAATTATGAAAATTTATTTCCAGCAACTCATACTGGATCTAAAATTGAAATGCACGGTCAAAAGTTAACCGCAGAAAATTTTAATGTGCAAAATAAAACTGTTGCTGAAGGTGTGGATCTTTTAGGTAAAATTTTAACTTTAAATAGACTTCCAACTAAAATGTTAACTGTTGGTGATAATTTTTTTAAAAATAGACAATATAGAGCAGCACTTTTTACTAACGCTTATAGAGAAGCAATGGAATCGTATTATAAAGGTTCATTAAAATATGATGATATGGCGGCTTATATAGCATCAAGAGTTGATAGACCAACATCTACAATGGTTGAGGCTGCTAAAAAAGAAATGGCTTACTCTGTTTTTCAAACGAAAGCTAATGATAGAGGTGATGCTTTAGGAAAATTAGCTAAACTTGCTCAAAACCTTAAAGGTAGTGGCGGTGGTTATATGACTTGGTTAACCAATTATTATATTCCATTTACACAAACACCGATCAATATTGCTGGTTTCGTTGCAGAAAGAACTCCAGGTTTGGCTCATATTCTTACAGGTTATAGTAAGAAAATTGCAGCTGGTGGAGCTGAAGCAACAATGGCAAGAATTAAATTGCAGTTAGGTATGGCATTTTATTTAGCTGCTATTAGCTCAACTTATGCAATGAAAAAAGATGGTCAAAGAAATGATCTCATGGCAATAGGTGGCGCTGATCCAGATATACCTGGTGATTTTACTGGCGGCAAATATACAATGATGGAAGCTTTTAGTTTTCAACCTAACTCAATAAGAATACCAGATGGTAAAGGTGGTTATCATCAGTTTAATTTGACTGGAAATGATCCAATCAACTCAATGTTTGCAATGGCTGGTAATAGTGCAAAGTTTATTGAAATGATGATACACGATAGCGGTTTAGATATTTTCTTAGAAAGTTCTAGTAATTTTCATCCAAGATTTGGCGATGTCAAAGATCATAAAATGAATACACTAGAAGCTGCTCAAATCACTATGGCTTTAATTCTAAGCTTTGGAGAAAATTTAACCAATAGTACGTATCTTCAAGGTGCTGGTAATTTTTTTGAAGATATACAAAATGCTTCTTTAATGATGTCTGGCGATGTTAATCCAGAAACTATAAAAAAAATGACTAAGCAGTGGTCTATGAAGTTTTCAACTGGATTTATTCCTAACATTTTAAAAAGAACTTCAAAACATTTTATTAATAGTGATTTTAAAAAAATAAATACTGAATGGAACACATTAATTGAAAGTCAATTATTTAATAAAAATTTACCAACTAAATATAATATCTTTGGTGAACCAGTTCAAACATTTGGATTTTATTCAAACATAAAATTATCTGATGAAAAAAAAGAAGTTTATAAAATTATGCCAAGTTTAAGTAGAACTAAAAAAAATATTGAAGTAGGCAGTGTGTCAGTTTTAATGGATGCTGATGAGCAACAATTTTTTCAATATCATTCAGGTCAATTGTTCAACAATAATGTTAATTTATTAATTAATGATCCTGAGTATCAAAGCTCTGGTGCTGCTATAAAAAAGATAATGCTTAAAAAGGCTTTAACAAGCGCAAGATCAGATGCAAGAATTATGCTTAAATCAGATGGTGATGCTAACAACAAAAAAAATAAACTTTCAGATGGATCAATAGCACCAATTAGTAATTTTTATAAAAGCATTAATTCAAGAGCTGATGAACTTTTATTAGAGAAATTGAAAATGGAAAATGATGGAGATCCATTTTTAGATAATTCTTTAATAGAATTTGAGAAATCCGTTAATCAACAAAATGAAATAATAGAGGCAAATACACAATGACAATAAGTACAACTACAATTAAAAACAGCTATTCAGGTAACGATAGCACAACAGCGTTCAGCTATACTTTTAAAATTTCTTCGGATAGTGAAATGCAAGTTATCATTCGTTCATCTACTGGAACAGAAACTGTAAAAACTTTAACTACTCATTACACCGTTTCTGGAGCTGGTGATGCTTCTGGTGGAACTGTTACGACTACTTCAGGTAATACAGTTGCGACTGGTGAAACTATAATATTAAGAAGAAATACTACTCAAACTCAAGGAATGGATTTAATAGAAAATGATCCACTTCCAGCTAATACTTTAGAAACCGCTGTTGATAAAAACTTAGCAATTGCTCAAGAATTACAAGAACAATTAGATAGATCATTTAAAGTATCAAGAACAAATACAATCTCTTCTGCTGAATTTACAGATAGTGCAACAGACAGAGCATCCAAGACTTTAGGTTTTGATAGTTCTGGAGATTTAAC